AAGCGCCCTCAAATCCAAGAGCGACTCACCGAACAAATCTTCCACACTCTCCAATTTATATTGGAGACTGAAGATGTTGCGGTAATGATTGACGCACGACACTATTGTGTTAAGTCACGCGGTGTTGAGGATACTGGCAGTTCAACTGTAACTGTTCGTTTAGGCGGCGGATTTAAAAGTGATCCTGCGGCACGTAATGAATTCTTAAGCATTGCACGTATGGGCAAATGATATGGATTATATCATAGTTTTGATTATCGTAGCATATTCATTTATTAGATTATGGAGTATATTGCGTAATCCAAATTGTGGTAGTTGCGGCAAAGAAAAAGCCAAGGGTTGCTGTACACCAGAACCCAAAGAACAAACTATTAAATTTTATAAAAAATGATATTTAACAAAATTAAAAAACTCAGAGACCAAGGTAAAAAGATAGGTATTACTTTTAGTACCTTTGATTTACTACATGCCGGGCATATTGCTATGCTTAGTGAGGCAAAGAACCACTGTGATTATTTGATTGCAGGATTACAAACAGACCCAACAATTGATCGTCCTGATACCAAGAATAAACCTATTCAAAGTATTGTAGAACGTCAAATTCAACTTAGTGCCTGTCGCTATGTTGACGAAGTAGTAGTATATCAAACTGAGCAAGACTTGATTGACTTACTATTAATTTTGCCATTGAATGTTCGTGTATTGGGTGTTGAATATGAAGGCAAAAAATTCACAGGTGACGAAGCATGTTATCACCGTGGCATCGATATTGTGTTTAACGGTCGTGATCATAGTTTCAGTAGTTCAAGTTTACGTAAGCGTGTTGCAGAAGCACAACCTAAGGCAAAATGATAATGGAAAATTATACTGTAGAAGATAGACTTGCTGAATTAATGCAACCTGTTGATCAACAATTGTTTTTGTGTAATGATGGACAGGAAGAATTGTTATTCGCATGTGGTATGCTACAGCGTATTAGAGAAATCTTTGACGCACAATTAGGCGTGGAAGGTAGAAAACTTATGTTTAAAGATTTGTCATGATGAATGAGACCAACAAGTTAGACCTACACGGTATAAGACATGAGGATGTAAACCGTTTAGTAGAAAACTTTATTCTAATGAATCAAGGAAAAATGCCACTTACAATTGTTTGTGGCAATAGTAATAAAATGATTGAGTTAGTAGAGGCTACTATTAAACATATTGGTTGCAAAACGTTTGTTCCTAGATATGGTACTATTATTGTTAGGGACTTGTCATGAGAATTCTTATCATGGGTTTGCCCGGTTCAGGCAAAACAACATTAGCGGCCGCTATTGGTGCCCGTTTGTTTTTTAATAAAAAATTTACATGGTTCAATGCCGACGCTATTAGAGAACGATATAACGATTGGGATTTTAGTGAAGAAGGACGCATACGTCAAGCAAAACGAATGCGAGAACTTTCTGATAAAGAAATAGAACAGGGTCGATTGGCAATCTGTGATTTTGTTGCGCCTACTAATGAGATTAGAGATATATTTAACGCAGACTATACAATTTGGCTTGATACCATCCGTGAAGGTCGATATGCTGATACCAATGCTATATTTGTACCTCCCGAACAATATGATATTCGTGTTACAGAACAAAACGCAGAATATTGGGCAGAAGTTATTACACAGGATCTTTTAAAAAGGTAAATAAAGATAGCGGTCTTTTGGCATCATTCCCGCTTTACAAATTCTGCTGCCTATGCTATAATTAACATAGGAGATAAAAATGGCAACTAATCAATCAGTACAATACAAGTACACAAGTACAAAAGAGTACGTAAATCAATTCCCATGCGCTTATCGTCAATGGCGTGCAGACAGTCATTGTAATTTGATTCATGGATATTCATTTAGTTTTAAATTTTACTTTGGAACTAATGACTTAGACGTTCGCAATTGGGCGGCTGACTATGGCGGTCTTAAAGAACTCAAAGGACTACTTGAAGACCAATTCGATCATACACTACTTGTAGCAGAAGATGATCCAGACCTTGAAACATTTAAGTTGTTACAAGAAAAGAAAATGGCTAAACTTACTATTCTTCCACGCTTAGGCTGTGAGAGTTTAGCAGACATGTTATACAAATATATCAATGGAGTTTATATTCCTGATATGTGGGGACCAAGTGAGGCTGCAAGACTTTGGTGTTATCGTGTAGAAGTACGTGAAACACAAAGTAACATGGCTTATCGTGAAGGGCATCGTGAATGGAATGAGGATTTATTGTCATGAAATTTAAGTTAGGCGATATGGTTAAGAAGGTTTCTGGGTCACAATGGCATGGCACAATTGTTGGAACATACTCAACTGAACTAACTCCAGAGGGTTATGCAGTTGAAAGTTATACTGAAAAGGGTTCAGTGCAGATTTATCCTGCAAAGGCTCTTGAACTTTGGAATGTTGATGAAAAGACTTTGGAGAATTTGGGCTAAAGCCCTAGGTGAAAAATCAGGCAATACAGATAAAGAATCAGATCGTATTGCCTGTATTAGAACAGCAATTGTGTTATCCTACATCATAACAAATTGTTTTATTGTAGCAGGCGTAGTGAGGCATTGGAATGGTTAGAAAAGTTTGGTATTCAGATGAAACTGTAAATGGGTTTATACATTACATTATTAGAAAAATGTCTATGGATAACTATAAGCCTGATTATGTAGTGGGTATTAATCGTGGTGGACTAGTCCCTGCATTAAAGATTAGTCACTATCTAAACGTTCCAATGCACACACTTAATGTTAGTTTGCGTGATAACATAGATACAGAAAGTAACTGTTGGATGGCAGAAGATGCATTCAATGGTAAAAATATTCTTATTGTTGATGATATCAATGACACAGGTGCTACATTAAATTGGATTAAAAATGACTGGCAAACAAGTTGTATGCCACTTGATAATAAATGGGATACTGTTTGGCATAACAATGTTAAGTTTGCAGTTGCCGTAGATAATCAGTCCAGTGACTTTGAAATAGATTACGAAGGTACAACTATCAACAAAATGGAAGAAGATGTTTGGGTAATCTTTCCTTGGGAAGAATGGTGGAAATAACTATTGACAATAGTAATTGATTATCATATAATCACAATAGAGGTATAATTTATGTCAACGTTTTTAAGTTTGCTTGGGGACTTCATCAATTTTATTTTTGGTGTTGCGCTTCTAGCCTTTTCAGTTTGGTTCATGTATGGTATCTATCTAATTCAAAAGGATAGAGACATTGCACGTAAGAAAGCAAAAGATGAATATAAAAATCAGTGAACTGTTTTACAGTATACAAGGGGAAGGTCGCTACATGGGCGTGCCTTCTGTCTTTTTAAGAACATATGGTTGCAATTTTACATGCAGTGGCTTTGGTATGCCCCGTGGTCTACTATCTAATGAAAGGAATAATATAAATGCAAGAGATTATAAGCAATATAAGGATCTTCCCCTTGTTAGTACCGGCTGCGATAGTTACGCTAGTTGGGATCCTAGGTTCAAACATCTTTCACCGTTTCTTACGACAGAGGCAATTGCGCAAGCAATCGTTGAACAACTCCCAAACAAAGAATGGCGGGACGAACATTTAGTCATCACAGGTGGCGAGCCACTACTAGGTTGGCAACGTGCATATCCTGAACTACTTGATCATCCATTGATGGATGGTTTAACTGAGATCACATTTGAGACAAATGGCACTCAAAAACTAAATCCAAAGTTTGCTGATTACTTGCGTGACTGGAACAAAGTAGGTCGTGAAATTACATTTAGTGTAAGTGCTAAACTGCCTGGCAGCGGTGAGAGTTGGGAAGATGCAATCAAGCCAGAAGTTGTAGCAAGTTATGAAGATGTTGGTACAGCATATTTGAAGTTTGTAGTAGCGACTGATCGTGATATGGTTTATGCTGACATGGCAGTACATGAATATCGCAAAGCAGGTTTCACAGGTCATGTATACTTAATGCCAGTTGGTGGTGTTGAAAGTGTTTATAACTTAAACGCAAAGAATGTCGCAATGGCTGCGTTACAACGTGGATATCGTTATAGTGATAGACTTCAGGTACCTCTTTTCCGCAACGCTTGGGGTACATGATGCATCGATTGTTTGCGTTTGGTTGTAGTTTCACACAATTTTATTGGCCTACATGGGCTGATATACTAGGTCATAGTTATGATTATTTTGAAAACTGGGGCTTAGTTGGCGCAGGCAATTTATACATTTCAAGTGCTGTAGCAGAAGCCTCAGTCAGACACAACTTTACAAAAGACGATACCATAATGATCATGTGGTCTAACGTAATGCGTGAAGACCGTTACACCGATAGATGGCTCAACGTGGGCAGTATCTATAATCAAAATATTTACAACAAAGAGTTTGTTAGAGATTTTGTAACTATTCGTGGATGTTATATTAGAGACTTAGCACAGATTCAGTTAACAACACAATTGTTAGAAAACATAGGTTGTAACTATGAATACATGAGCATGGTTGATTTAACTAATCCCAATCAATACGAGAATTTAGACGCATCTGAAATGATAGAAGATTCTTTGAATCTATACAAGAATACCTTAGACAAATTCAAACCCAGTGTACATAAAACTGTTTTTAATAATGATTGGTATAGTAGAAAAATAAATGGAAAAACAAGAGTAGACTTACATTCTACTCCATTAGAGCATTTAGAATACCTTGATAAAGTTTTACCAAACAGTGTATATATTTCAACAAGACAATGGGTAGAAAAGGTAAATACAGATGTGTTGAATTTCTTAAAAGACAATGATAAGGTGTACACCTACAATGGGTGGAATAACACTAGCAATTTGCCTAAACATAGATTATAATAAACATTGAGATTTTAAGGAACCTTATGTCGATTGAAGCAATGATTGATAGAGATAAAATGATAGATGATCTGTGGTTTTATAAGGGAGCCACAGTAAAGTATTCATTTGCACTACTACCCAAACGTTGTGTATTGTCTGGGAAACTTATTTGGTTGAAGAAGGGCTATAAACTCACTAGGATGATTACCGGTCCAGGTGACCCTGTATATATGTATAGGTGGCATGATAGGTATGAACATTTACTTTGGAGAATTAGGAGTTAATTATGGCTATTTGGACAATTAAACCAGCATGGAAAAAATCAGTTATTGAACGCAACTATCTAACTAAGGGTGACAACACCGTTATGATTGAGACAGGTTGGCGTTGGGGTGAGTTTACTGTTGAAACAGAAGACGATAACCCTCCTGTACTAGAACCAGGTGTTGATCTATATAACTGTGACTACGATGTTGAACTAGTTGAAACAAGCGATGGCTGTTGGGAAGAAGTTGATAGTGATGAATGTGACGAAGAAACACAAGAATGGCTAGAAGAATTCTTAGAAGAAAACAGTTGGCTTGATTTAGAAGAGCATGGATGGATTCAAGATGAATGTGAAATGATTATTGACTGTGATATCATTATTGAAGACGAAGACGGTAATGTTGTAGAACAGCCACAATCAGAAACACCTGATGAAGTTTATGAAGAACCAGCAACACTAACCCCTAAAGCACCTTGGCCTTTTGATACAAAATGAAAACATACACTCGCAGAATTGGGTTCCTAGTCAGTTATCAAACACTAATACCCCATGGGGGTATTGGACAATTCACTAAAAGTTTTTGTGAATTGATGGATGAACATAACATTAAAGTTGATATCATAACTGACAAAGAACCCAAGGATAATGAGTTTATTAAATCCTTGAAGGCTAATATCATTGCTCCAGTGGAATCATTGCCATATACAACACATAGCAATATCTTTATGTATGGCGATACATATTGCTATGAACGCATGGCTAACTTCCGTAATGCAATTGTAAAGGCACTTGAACATAATTTGTATGATGCGTTTATTTGTAATACATACGAATCTGTTCAAGTGGCAAGCACCATGGGACTCGATGATTGTATTCAAATAATTGCATATACGCATTTAGAAAGTCAAATTTTTAAAGACACTAAGAATCCATTTCTTGATACAACCAATGAAATGATGCGTAAGCAACTAGAAATGAGTTCTGTATATGTGGGTACGCAAAGTAAGTTCAATCAATTAGAAATAGACAACGGTGCTTGGCATTTGCCTATTCCTATCAGCGAACGTGGACTATTAGAAAAACACAACAAACCACGTGAAGGTGTACTCTTTGTTGGTCGTTGGGAAGAAGGTAAAAATCCTGAACTATTCCTAGAATTAATTGAGCAAACACAATTACCTGCTAAGGTAATGACTAGCGCAAATGGTGCTAAAAAGTTTGAAGAACGATTAAAGAAGATCGGTGTAACTTATGATATTCGTGTAGGCATCATTGGTAAAGAAAAAGTTGACTTTATGACAAGTGCTAGAGTTGCATTCAATCCTAGCACAGTTGAAAGTTATGGTATGGCTTTCTATGAACAACACATTCAGTTACCTACATTTGTGTTAGAAAATCAACGTTGGACTAAAAACTTTGATGGACATTTTTTCTTTGAGACTAACAAGAAAGATATGGCGTCTGATGTCAAAGGCGCATACGATATGTTTGCAAACAGTAGTGATTGGTATGTTAAAGGATCATTAGATCATGCTATTGCACAAGAGAATACAGTATTTCACAAATGGAATAAATGCTTTAGTGAGTTTAAAACAAAACAAAGCAATTCAAATACTGCGGCAATCTGTAAAGAACATACAGTAAAGCATAGTGATTTTATTAAAGGTTTATGTCGTAATGTAATTTGTATTGATGATGTAAGATCGGTTCTTTCAAACAAACATAAATTTACAGTCACTTATACTGATAATGATACATACTTGAGCAAGGATCCACATTTTGTTCCCACAGAAGAAGTAAGTGGTGCAGGATTATTTGAATTTTAATATGAAGTTAGGTATATTTGGAGATAGTTACGCAGAAGCACAAAAAAACAGTCGTGGTGGCAATTTTCAATATCCAGGCTGGCCTGAATTACTTAACGAAATGTATCATCCTGAGTTATATGAAAATCATGCTAAGGGCGGTACTAGTGTTTGGTGGAGTTATCAAGAATTTTTAAAACACTATAAAAAGTTTGATCATATTATTTTCGTTCACAGTTTGTATCATAGATGGCCACACTTACCAGAAGAATTGGTAGGATTTCACGGGGATTTAGTGGGAAACATTTATACACAAATGAAACAATTTAAAGATGTGTACCTTAAGTTGTTTACTCAAAATCTTACTGAGTTTATTTGTAAAAATGTGGCAAAAGATATAGAAAAACGTTGCATTGATTCAAATATAAAATTAATACATATTTTTATAGACTTAGAAGAAATTACAACAAAAAATGAACACTTTCATTTTCCTATTATAATTAATTTTGGTGCGCCCAGTTTAAAAGAACTAGTGACAATTGATTGTAAAATTCATACATTACATAATTATTTGATGTTTACCGGTACGTCTGATATTAGAACATGTCATATGAATCCAGACAATAACAAACTTGTTGCTAACTTAATTAAACAAGTATACACTGATAATATTAAAAAAATAGATTTTGAAAAATCAATTTATGTTAACAAACCTAAAGTTAATGCTATTGTTGATGAAATTTATAAAAATAAAGGTCGCTAATTATGAAAACTGAAACAGTTGTCTTTGGTGACAGTTTTGGTACTCCTCACACAGATTGGGAAAACTGTTGGTCTACATTAATATCACATAACGTATATGCAATGCCGGGCACAAACCTATGGTATTCATATCAAAAATTTTTAAAACATTATAAAAGTTACGATTATGTTGTTTTTGTTTATACACACAAGTGTAGATGGTATACAATAGCCGAACATTTGTTACCTTATTCTAATTGTATAAACAAAGAGAAATTAGATGTGTATCATGGCATACCCAAGTATGCATATGATGATATGGCAAAACTAGTTGAAGTATATAAACTCATCTATGATGAAGATTTTGAACAATTTTTATATCAAACTATTTTTGACAAAGTTAACACACTATGCAGAAAACGTAACATAAAACTTATCAATGTTCTTCCATTTGAACCGGGAACAAATGTAAAAAGTCGTTGGACTATTACAAAAGAAATAGGATTGGATATTAGCAACATGCATGGTTCGTGTTTAGTTGGTTTAGGAGATATCTCATGGGCAGAGTTGACTGATGCAGACGTAGGTGGGCATCGTCATCCTTTACTAAAAAAATACACAGTAGATATGCCTGATGCTAGACCTTGTCATTTATCACCGTGGAATAACAAAGCATTGGCTGAAATAATAACAGAAGAATTTGCAAACAATAATCCAAGACTCATTGATTTAACATTCGATGATAGATTTTCATATGACATATCTATATTGTTGGATTATTTTAATAAAATGTACGAGAGTAAATTATGAAAAAAGTATTGATAACAGGTTGTTCAGGATATATTGGTAGTCATCTTGCCAAGATGCTAATGAACTCTATGAAGTATGAGGTACATGGATTAGATATTTGTGATCCTCAGCAACCAATGCATAAATTTTATCGACAAGATATCAATAGATTGTTTACACTTAACGAAGAGTTTGATTGTGTAATTCATTTGGCTGCATTGGTTAAAGTCAATGAAAGCGAACAAATGCCTATTCCATATTACATTACTAATTTGAATGGCACAATGAATGTTATCAACAAAATTAAAACTAAGAATTTTGTATTTGCTAGTACAGGTGCCGCAGAAAGTTGTGTTAGTGCATATGGCGTAAGTAAACGTGCGGCAGAAGATGTTGTACGTGAATACTACACACAACACAAGCCCACACCATATACTATTTTTAGATTCTATAATGTAATCGGTAGTTCGGGTTTCGAGCCAACTAACCCTGATGGCTTGATGTATAATCTATTGAAGTCTAGTTATACACGTGAGTTTACAATTTACGGTAACGATTATAACACAGTTGATGGTACATGTGTGCGTGACTATGTTCACGTAGATGAAATCTGTGATGCACTTATGACTGCAATTGAAAAGTCAAGCAATCAAATTGAATGCTTGGGTCATGGAGTAGGCCATACTGTATCTGAGATGTTTGAGATGTTTAAGCGTGTTAACCATGACGCATTATATCAGGATACTGACACGCCTATCTTGCGTAAGATTGGCCCACGTAGAAAAGGTGATGTAGAAAGTTCTGTTCTTTCTAATGTGTCAAGTTATATGAAAAATTTGTATAGTTTTGAAGATTTACTTAAGGTGTAACCTTAACATATACGTTAGATAATTCGTGCGGTCTAAATGCAAAACAACTTGTACCAAATTGAATTGCTATAGGTCCATTAAACAGACTACGACTTATCACACGTAACCTAGTACCTGCACATAACCCTAAATCAACTTGCCTTTCGTTTGAATTACTAACAATGATTGCATCAGTATTGATTGGCAATTTGTCTAGGGTTGTTGTCATTTATACTTGTTCAGGTTCCCAATGCATAACTTTACCGCCTTTTTGTAATGGTTTATAACCTTGCTTGCGATAAAACTTAATTAAATTACCCTGTTTGACTTGACCTTTGTCCCATGGATAAAGTGTTAATGCAATACCATCTTCACGTGCTAAGTCTTGTAGTATCTTCATAGCCTTAGTGCCGGCGCCTTTGCGCAGTGGATAAGCCTGAATCCATTTGATTTCAACTGCATCACGTTTACTAAAACTAGGTGTCAATTCAAACATAGCAAACTGCTGATCATCACCCTCACCACCTAACGGCATTACGTGGTTGTTTTGAAACTGTTGCGGGAATTTATCGTATACTTTTTTTATCCAGGTTTTAGCCTTGTCACTACTAGGTGACAATTTAAGGACTTCGGTTACGAACTCACTTGCTCTCATTATGTGTACACCAAACTGTCTATTCTTTTGTAACGGATGTTAAATGCGTTCATCAATAATTCTACTTCACGCAAACATTGATCTCTTGCCCCGCCAACTATATACGCACCAGTAAAACGTTTTAATTGTGCTACACTGGTCCAATTAACTGTCAACGGTTCATCGTTCATTTCTTGCATAACACCCATGATCAAACTTTGTTGTGGTGTGCGTCTGTTAGATGCAGGAAATTTTAATTCTCTACTGTCACTTTTCTTTTGTTGATACAGTTCACGTATAGTGGCAATAATAGTTGCAGGCTCTATTCCGTAATCCATCCAGCTTCTTAAATAGCCGTAACCTTTGTCCACTATTTCAAAACGATTCCAGTTTATGGGGCCGGTATAATTGGGATTATTATCATATTCATCATCATCAAATCCCACTGTTTCTTCCCAATAAGTTTGTATATCATTGATAGTATCACCAGAGAGCCCTTGATCTTCTGCATTAACAAACATCAGTACCGGGCCAGTTTGTTGATTTACAAAGTTAATAATTTCTGTGAATACAGAGTTTTCATCCCCGTCCATCATACCTGAATATTCAGGTTGTACATCCACTACTATAACAGGGTGTGCACGGCCTTCAATTATAAATTCATTTGCTCTCATAAGTTATACATACCTTGCTAATGCATCTTCACCTAAATCTGTAATACGATTAGGTGGAATTGTAGTTGTTGAGAAATACCATCCAAACTCATATCCTAGTGGCAGATTTCTAATGTCAATTTGCAACAATGTCAATGGATCATCACTTCCTTCTGACTTAGCGTACATCCAGTTACCAACTGTGTTTAACTCTTTACGCAACTCGTCCTTGTCACCAGTGTCCACAACTATAAACGCTTTACCATCATAAGGGTCTAGTCCACCGTATAGAATTTCTTTTGCATTTTCAGTACCAGTAATATGATACCCAGTTGTAAACTTATGTTTTGTAACATTAGTTATTTCTTCTACAATGAACTCACTGGCACGCATCTTAGTGCTTCAATAATAGTGTACTTAATACTCCTGGGTCTTTAGCACTGATATCACCTTCGCCAGGAGCAACAATAACGTTATATTGCATACCAGCAACCTTAGGCTTACTTGTGTATTCATCGTAACTTAATATTGAACTTGGGCTGATGCCATACTCTTTACCTAAACGTTGTTTCAATTCTTTTAGTTTATCAGGTTGAATTTGCCACTGACCTTCGCTACCTTTTTTCAAATTACCCTTGTCATCTTTAACTAACAAGTCTTGGAATAATCTATCAGGAACAATACGACTATTCTTAGTTTTATCTAAGTTAGGATCGTTTGCTTTAACTTGTTTTTCTTGAGTTGAATGAGCGCCTTCACTCCAGTTGATGATGAAGTTCTTTGGTTTACTTGCTAATGCCGCGCCAGCAATCTTAGTATAAGCATAGAAGTCTACATCAGGATGTGCTTTAGCCAATTTAAATGCTAAGTCCATATATTCTGGGCTGAAGAAGTCACCAGCATCATGCCAACGAATACTTACTTTATAACCACCCTTCTTACCTAATGCTTCTTCTTTGCTAATCTCACTACTTAATTGTTCAAAGAAACCACTAGGATCATTCAATAGATATGTCAAGATACGACCATCACTTTGCCATGCACCCTTGAACTGAATCTTACCACCCTTCATAGCAAAGCAGTCAATCTTACATGAACCAGCACCTGGACATGTGTTTACAATAATTAGTTTGTCTGAAGATTCGTCAACTGCAATACCTGTCAATGCCGCAAAGCCAACGTTAAAGAACTGTTCTAGTTCTCCATTACTGTGTTTCATCTTTTCATTTTGTTTTAGTAATGCTTTTGGACGTTGCTTTAATGTGTTCTTAACTGCGTCTTCACTATATGTCTTACCATCTGGACTCAAGTATGTGATAACACTTGAACGGTGAATATAAGGCATCTTGTATCTGTCTGTTTTTGTTTTACCAGACACATACTTTTCGAATCCTTTTTTGTCTACTTTAACTTTACCTGTCTTTTTATCAATGTCAGGGGTACCAGCAATACGTTTCATATAGTCTTGGAACTCTTGACCACCGAACTCACGCTGTGGTGCAGATAGTTTAGTTGCCTCATCTAATCCTGCTAAACGTTTAATTTCGTTAAGAGCATCTTCATCTACTTCTTTTTCGCCTGGCATATCACCTGCATCAGAAACAAACTCTTCGGGTGACATGATTTCAACATTGCCCATTGCACCGGGCATATCACCTGCATGTTCTTCTTCCTCACCCATCATATATGAGCCAGCACTTGATGCATCGCTATCTGCACCCATTTTCATCTTTTCACTGATAGCACCACGGAACTTTCTTTCAGGTTTACCGTATGGGGTTACTACAGGAGTCTTTTCTGCTGTAAAAGGACCTGAACTAGGACCAGACTCAATTCCGGTGTAGTCTTCATTTAACTGCTTGATTTTGTTCAATAAATTTCTGATTTCCATAAAAGTTTCCGTTTCAGTTGACTTATAATTAAATAAGTGTTATAGTATATCTATTATTTATCATTATGGACTTTATTGTGACAAATCAATCTATCAAACGTATTGGCTTTGCTTGTAAGTGGGCTGAGGTCAATAAAAAGGGTGAGATCGCTAGCGTTGAGGGACTCAACACAGGCGGTACCACTATGGCATGGGCAAAACGTAACAAGCGTGATTTGGTAGAACAAAAAATCATTGATGTTGCAAAAAGTAACATTATGAACACTCACAATCTAATCAAACGTGTTGCCAGTCTTGAACCCGAACTGCGTATGGTTCGTCTTACCAGTGATATGTTTAGTTTTTACACACATGAAGACTATCGTGACTTTTGGAAGTCACAGTACATTCAAAATCTACTTGAACACTGGATGGCACCACTAGGTGAAACTGCACGTGCTAATGATGTACGTTTGTCATTCCATCCTGACCAATTCGTTGTTTTGGCTAGCGACCGTGAAGAGGTGGTAAATAAGAGTATAGAGGAGTTTGAATATCATGTCGATATGGCCCGCTGGATGGGGTACGGAAAGCAATTTCAGGACATCAAAATCAATGTACACATATCGGGTCGAGCCGGTCCCCAAGGTATTCGAAACGCCCTCAAACGACTCTCGCCCGAAGCAAGAAACACCATCACAATCGAAAACGAAGAAATCAGTTGGGGACTTGAAAGCACCCTAGAACTCGCTGATGATTTGGCGCTTGTGTTGGACATACACCATCACTGGGTTAAAACTGGTGAATACATAGAAAGCAATGATGACCGTATTAAAAAAATTATTGATAGTTGGCGTGGTTTGCGCCCTACTATACACTACTCCGTTAGTCGTGAGGACGTACTTGTTGGCCATTCCCGACATGAACGCCCCGCTCTTACACCCTTGATGGAAAGTGGACACAACAAACAAAAACTACGTGCCCATAGTGAATACTATTGGAACGATGCAGTTAATCGTTGGGCATTGACACATGGCGAATGGGCTGATATCATGTGCGAGAGCAAGGCTAAGAATCTTGCAAGTTTTGCATTGAATGAAATGAGGAAAGCAAATGTTTGATAAAATTAAGAAATGGTTTAAGGACGAGCCGGCACCAGCGCCGGCTCCTGAAGTTAAAGAAAAGAAACCCAAGGCTCCTAAGGTTGAACTAACCGCAAAGGAAAAGGCAACTCAAGCAGGAGAACCTTATGTTGCTATTCTTAGTGTTGACGTTGATCCTGACAACGTAGGCAATGGTAGTTTTGATTTAGATTGGAATGACAAGTTTGTTCTTAATCTAATCAAGCAAGGTTACAAGATTAAGAATAATGACACAGATGCAGAGATTGTGGATCGCTGGTTCCAAACTGTATGTCGCAATGTTGCACTAGAAATCTATGAACAAGATCAAGCTGATCCAAGCAACCGTGACCCAAATGACATGCGTGTGATTAGAAGTAGGGATATTGGAAACGGTCGTTCCGAAGTAAGTTAATGGCTGATGCACAATATCCTAATACCGAAGTTTATCTGATAACCTGGTTGGGAGGTGCCGGCGGAGCCTTTTTGACTTCATTGTTTACAAAGTTTATACATGGTGTCCCTTCGTTTGAAGAATTAAAATTATCAAATTACGGTAACGCACATGATAACCTAACTAAAATTAATTGGGACATGCGTTATCCTAATGACATATATGCATTAAACCATAATCATTCATATAAACATATAATACCAAAAGACCCGGCAGTTCCATTAATTTTTTATGAACACTGGTGTCCTTCACATGATGAATTATTTTACATTTATCCTAAGGCTAAACATGTAATAATAACATTGGAACATGAAGATCACTTTTTGGTGCATGTTAATTTATTTTTTAAATTCACATTACAATATGCCAGAGATGGTTGGGATAATATTAAAGCAAGTAATCCTAAAATTCCAGAATTAGAATTATTAGATAAACCAGAAGACATTACACCCGAACTATTAGAAAAGTTGTATTATTGGCCTACGTGGAAGCCTGCTTATCCTTTTTATAATAACGCAGATATTCCTGTTTCATCAAAAGATGCTCAATTAGTACGCATTTCCTATTTTGATATGTTATCAAACAAAGATAAAGTTTTATCAATTATTAGTAACTGTACGGAGAGACCAATCCCACAAGATGCAAGTATTATATACGACAAGTATATTGAAAAACAAAAAGATTTAGTTAAAACTCGCATGCCATTATGGGTGTATAATCGTTATTTTAACATTTAGGAAAAATCAATGGTAGAAATTAGTACAGATAATATTCCAATTTACTTACCATATAATTCAGTATTGGTTAATGCCATGAAATTTACTAGCACAGAAGATATTGCTAGTTGTGCTGAACTAATACTTAGTAAGAGTTCACAACAATTTATTTGTTTTAATATTGTTAGCGAAGGCATTCCTTATAATCAAATAAACACGGCTCAAAAAATAATCAAATATCTTATTGAAAGGTATAACTATCAACCTAATAATTTTAGATTAATATTAGGTGCAAGTCCCTGTCAGGAAAATATTAATTATTATCTCAGCCATTGTGATAGATTTAATTGGGTAAAGATTCCAGTTTATTTTGTAAACAACTTTGAAACTGGTCAGCAAAGAAATATATCAGCCTATGATTTAATTGATACTACCCCTAGACTAAAATTAAAGAAGTTTGTATGTTATAACAGAAATGTTAAACCTCATAGATTGTATATAACAACAGAAATTATTAACAGGGGCCTATTGGATAAAGGATTTGTTTCTAATTTCTTTACGTTTCCCGATGATGAGTTTATGTTTTATTGTCTACATGAAGACTTTCCAAATAAATTTCAAAATATTATAGATACATTTAATAACAACAAAGAAATGTTTCCACTTAGTTTGGGAATAACTGGTAAACGTGATATTGACGGTTCAGATAGATTACATAAATTAGTACCTGATGATTTTGATCATTTTAATGAAACATATTTTGCTATTGTAGCAGAATCAAAATTCTCACACGATGATTATACTAATCCAAATACATTTAATCAATTAAGTTTAGATGCATTTTTCTTTACAGAAAAATTATATAAATTTATTGCAGGTAAAAAACCTTTTATATTGGCTGGGTTTACGGGCAGTTTAAAAAACTTAAGAAGTTTTGGATATAAGACCTTTCACCCATATATAGATGAAACCTATGATACCATTGATAATGATGAAGATCGGGTAGAGGCTATATGTAACGAAATTGAAAGGTTATGTAAGTTATCTGACACAGAAATACTAGAATGGCAACGCAATGTGGAGCCTATCATCCTACATAATTATCAACATTTTTGTAATACAGGCCAGCAAATACTATACTATTTGCCCAAAAGTTAAAAAAAAGTTGACAATAAATGTGTTTGGGTCTATAATAGACACTATGAACATTTCATTCAACACATTTAAATTATCATGCGAAGAGCGTGGGTACACCGAACGAATCTTTGAGGATCGCGGTGTACTAGTATTATATTCGCACAACGGCGTAAAGTGTGAGATTAAAAAGAATCATTACACTATTGGTTGGCTAGCAAAACCAGAAGATGTTGCCTCAATGCGCCAACGTTTCATTGAAGCTGGTTATAATGAAAAGATCGGCAAGCGCAGTCAAAATCGCAAAGATAGTAAAGACTTTATTAATGTGCATTTTGATGGTGAGGTTCTTGAAACATTTTGGGAACTTATTGGCATCATTGAATCCATTGAAACCATTGTACGTAAGGTTCGTGGTCAAGCAATTAAGCCAATTGCACGTGAAGTAAGCGAACGTAATATCTTTGAAAAGATTGCCAAACGTTTCAAATACTTTATCGATAATGAAGATGGATTTGGTTTAGAGAATACCCGTGCATTACTTGAAGGTGATAGTATTGACCATTTAATTACTATCGGTGAAAGTGTTAATCGCACAAAAGAAAATACATACCGTGAACATATTGTCCCTTGTATATTGATTTATAATCAAGCAGTAACTATGACTATGGAAAAACGTAGCGTTACTGAAATTGCACAAATGATTAAAAATAATCTTGCAATAGTTTTGATTACAAACGAGGAAGCCGAGTTATTAGACAATGAATTAGACATGCAAACGAGTATGCCCGAAGATTGGAAATTCGGAGACGATGTTTTTGCTAGACTTGCTCTTGCCCAAATTAAACTTAAATGACTTGACTTATATGCAGTTTTAACGTATAATAGTAGCATAAATACACTACGGAGTTCTCTTGAAATACGCACTTATAGACACAGCAAACACATTCTTCCGTGCCCGTCACGTTGCAAGTCGCAATGCTGACACGTGGGAAAAGATTGGTATGGCATTGCACTTGACACTTAGTAGTGTTAATCAAGCAGTAAAGCGTTTTGGTATCGATCACGTAGTGTTCTGTCTTGAGGGCCGTAGTTGGCGTAAGGAATACTACAAGCCTTACAAGGCTAATCGTAAACTTGACGAAACAGCAATGACTGATGCTGAGATCGAGGAAAACAAAATGTTTTGGGAAACGTATGAAATGTTTACTACGTTTCTTAAAGAGAAAACCAACGTAAGCGTACTACGTAACCCTAACGCTGAGGCAGATGACATTATCGCACGTTTTATTGCACTACACCCAAATGACACGCATTATATTATTAGTAGCGATACTGACTATGTTCAACTCATTAGCGAAAACGTCCATCAGTACAACGGAGTATCAGGACAACTTATCAAACTCGACGGATACTTTGATGAAAAGAATCGATTAATTGTTGATAAGAAAACTAAGGAAACTAAAACACTTGGTGATCCTCAATTTC